GTGGATTGCGGTCTTTAGTTCGGCGGGAATGCCTTCGAACAGGGATTTGATTTCGGCCCAGATTTTGGCCAGGAAAGATGATAAGCTCATGGGGTTAGTTAATTTGTGATTAGTTAATTAGAGATTAGTTAGTTAATGGATTAGTGAATAGTGAGTTGTGAATAGTCAATGATTAATGGTGAGTGGGGTGGTGGTAGAAATTGAATAGGCTTTGGATGGGGTTGCTGACATTTTTTGGTTTTTGATTTCGTCGACTTGTTGCTGGAGGATGGCTACCTGGTTTTCGAGCACCTTTAGACGGATTTCGTCCACGCGGGCCTGGGTTTCCTGTTTGAGGCTCACATCGTGTATGTCGGCTCTTAATTGGAAATAGGTGGTCATCACTGAAGCGACGATGCTTGCCGTACTCACGATAGTAACGATGAGGTTTTTTACGGTGATGCCTTTGAGTTCGCGGTGTTCGATTGTTGTCATGGTGTTGAGTCTGAAAGAAATAACTGGCGTTCTTCTCTGCGACGGTCGCATAGGGTGTAGTTAACCACCTTTTGGCCCGTTTGAGGGTCGGTGATCTTGTTCCATACCAGGAACTGGTCTGCTGCGCCGGCGTAATCTTTTTCGTTCAGCTTTTTGAGTAAGGTTGATTCTTTTAAAGCGCCGGTGCCTTCGTTGTAGGTGAACGAAACCAATGCATCAAACTGGTGCTGGCTAAGCGGAACTTTTACATATTGATTGACGGCGTCTTCATACTGTCCAAGCGTATTGTTGAGCAGCGCTTCGGCCTGTTGCAGGTTGGCCAGCTTATCGCCGGGTTTTACCGGTTTGCCGTCGTGGTAACGGGTAGAGCCGTAACCGATGGTCCATACACCCGCAACGTCGCGATAGGCGGTGAGGCGGAGACCTTCGAAATTTTTAATAATGGCCAGGCCCTGGGGGCTGAGGTTCATAGGAGGTGGGTATTATTTTTTTTTATTTTAATTTGCAATTATGCTCTTCTTGAAAAAGGTCGGACAACTTATTAGGCGTTTTGTGAAGGGTTATTGGCGCCTTGTTACCAAGAAGGAAACTGATGACGAATGGGAAGCCAATCAATGGTGAATTTTACAGGCTTGCAAAAAGCGTCTCCAAGAGGGGAGTCAAGCTGTTTTTAACCTCAGTGTCTCCAGCGGTATTTAAATGTTCACCGTCATACCAATAAGTTGAGTCACTTGGATTCTGCAAATTGGCAAGTGATCTGGCATCGAATACTACATCTGCATAAGCCGAGGTTAACCCCATAATATCAGCGTTTAGCGTATTAAGATTCGCCATCTTTGTAGAATCCGACACCTCATTGGCACTTACCAAAATAGTAGACACGACAGTTTTAAAGCCTGCACTTTTCATTGTGCTTAATATCGATTGGATATTGGCAAAAATGCTGGCCGGATTTGCCCCTGCTTGTTGCAGATCATTATGCCCGATCATAAGACAATAAACATTATGGCAGTCCGCTTTATAAGTGGCCTGTCTGGCGGTTATATTTGTTATAATGTCTGTAGTTAAAATGCCGATGACGGATATATTAGATAAGGCACTCCAATAATTTTCCGCAAGCAGTTGATAAAATGTTTGAAGCGGGTATGAGAATGTGCTTCCATAGCCATAGGTAATACTATCGCCATCGGTAACCAGGTTTATTGGCTGTGTATAGGCGTTTCGCTGGTATAAATAGCTGTACAACTTGGCCACCTCATCATCAGTTTTTTGCCCCTCGTACACTAGAATACCTTGTATGTCTCCATATAAATTTGTCCCCGCAGCCAGATTGGCAATTTGCCCGATATAATGCGCGGTTCCAGCAGGATCAATGGGGTGTTCTGTTGTTGCTATGGTTGTATTAACCACTCCAGCCGCATTATACCATTTATTACTACCAGACGTATGCGAGCCCGCGTGAATCATCCACTGGTTAATTGGAGTACCCGAATCATAGGCCGGACGCTCAAAGCCTGTTCCTAAGTAGTAGAGACCCGAATTATTGTGCGGATCGCTGCAATTACCAAGCAGTCCGAAACCTGTCCAAGGGGAAGAGCTACCGATAAAAAACGGGCATTGTGTTTGCTTTGTGCCGTCAACCAACCTCCACAGTATTACAATCGTAAAGTCTGTACCCGTAAAAAAATCTGACCCGGTTAGAAAACTATTTCGGAATGAAGCATATGGTAGGTTTCCAACACCACCAGAATAATTTATAGTAGGTTGTTTAGTTGGATCTGTCTGTGCACTTACATTTCCTTTTTTTCCTGTGATTTGCGTGATATTGCTACCTGAAATCACCATGCTATCCATATCTGTGAAGTCAAAAAACTCTACCAAACCAGACATCCAGGGCAACTTTGCGGCGCTCATCAATACTTCATTGATAGCATTAACAATTGTATCTTTTGCGTAGGTTCTTAGGTTAAATAGAGAGCCTATCTCCCCCTCCAAACTACTCAAATCTCCCGCCGGCAAATTCTCCCAGCTGGTATCATAATCGGTATTGCTGTTTTTCTTAAGTATTTGCCCGGTAGTGCCACCTGCTGCTACGCCAGGTCCCGTTGCTCCGACCGGACCGATGGCACCCGTTGTCCCGGCGCAGCCCTGTAGGCCTGCAGGGCCGTCGGCGCCGGTTGCGCCAACAATGCTTATCCCTGCAGGCCATACGCCTCCGGCTTTGGGGCCAAAGAAGCTCATGGTATTGGTGTTGATATAAAAGTCGCCGTCAGCACCGGTCGACAAATTGGAGGGATCGGTGGTTCCGTTGAGGATGGTTTTGCCGTTGGTTCCGTTCGTCCCGTTCGTGCCATTGGCGCCTGCGGGACCGGCCGGACCTGTTTGCATCGAAAATACCTGGCTCCAGGCGCCGCTTGATTTTTTGTAGAATACACCGGTGCCTGTGTTAATGTAGGTATCGTTGTTGTTGCCCGTGGACGATGCCGGAACGCCCAGCCCATATAATACCGTTCCATCGGTTGAACCTCCGGCAGCGGGCAGGGTGTAAACTACTGTCCATGCACCCGATATTTTTTGAGCAAAACTTCCGGCTGAAGTATTGATAAACAGGTCGCCGTTTTTGCCGGACGTGTTTTGCGGCAATGTTCCGCCAAAGGAAATATTGGCGCCAAGATTAAGGTTTGAGCCGATGAAGCCAAGCAGGGTAGAGAAGGCGAACTGGTAGTTGGTGCCACTGCTGACGAGTATCGACAGGTCGGAACCGTCTATTGTTGATGCTGCGGGTAATTCGCTTATTCGTTTGTCGGTTGGCATTAGTTCAATAGTTGGTTAATGGGTAAATAATTGCAGGCATAATCATCGCCGGGATAGTTAAAGGCAGTTTTATCGACTGACCGGATGCGCGGCCCTGCCTGGCGACTGCTCTTGTTTTTGGGATTGTAGTTCCAAAGCGGGAAGTCGGCCTTATGATCGCGCAGGAATTTTTCGACTTCGTTGGCGTGTGCATTGGCTACGCTGCGGTGCTGGTGCACCAGTTTGGCCACTTCCTGTGGGGATAAGGGATCGGCATTATCATGATGCTTGATGACGGGGCCGGTTGCGGTGTAGTGAACGGAGTCCGATTCGATAAACCGGGCGAAGGTGAAATATACCAGCATAGGCAGCAGGCCCTCGTAAAGTACTACATGGCCGTAGCGATCGAGGTATTCCGTGCCGTTAAGCAGGTCCTTGTAAGGCTGCGGGGTTTCATCCTTCAGGCTGCCATCGGTATTGAAATATTGAATAAAATCATAGTAAAGCGAGTGCCCAAGGAAGGGCTTCAGGTCGAGCTCCTGCGCTTTTTTGACGAAGAATTTGATCCGGTCGGATTTAATATTGACGGAAAGATCCTCGTAGTTCTGAAATGTGATCTGATCGATCAGGTAAACGGGGTTCATTTTGGTTGATTGAGTTGATTGGGTTGAATAAGTTGATTAAGTTGATTGAGTTGAATAGGTTGATTAGGTTGTATTAAGCTGATAGATATGTTGGTTGTAACTCAATCAACTCAATCTAACTTAATCAACCACTTAACTACCCAATGCCATCGCCTCAGCTTCGGCCTGTTTGAAACCGTAGGCGTATACCAGCGTGGCGATTTTGTTTTGCACAGGTATTGCAGAGGCGAGTAGTTGGTTGATGCTTGCGCCGGCTTTGATGCCGGTGATGTCGTCGGCTACTTCTGTTGGTACCGGGACAATGTTCCAGTTGGCCGACGGGTTGATGTTTTGGTAAAAGTTGCCGAATATTTCGGCAAAGGTTTCGGAGATGTCGAGCCGGTCGGGCGCGGTATTGTCGTTAAATTCGCGGATGGCTTCCTTTTTTTCGCCACCGTTGCTGAGGCCGGATGATTTTTCGGAATTGATCAGCTCTTTTGGAATCGAGAACCCTTTGATGATCCTCGCCTCAACCGACTTTTCGGTGGTTTCGAACAGCTTATCATTGTTCTGGATCGAATAAGGCTGAAACTCCGGTTTCGAATGCTCATCGTCGTATTCGATCACAATGATCTTTTGAGCACTTTTGGTTCCCTGGAAGGTGCCGAGATCGCGTTCCAACTGCGACGGCGTGTGGTAGTAATGCTGTTCGTCGCTATCCGGACTGCTGTTATCGGACTCTTCGCGGCGCGATTGCATGAACAGCATCGTGGAAGGCAGGAAGCCGGTAGTTACTTCGCGGTTGTTGAATATCTTGATGCCTGCTTCAGTTTCAAAATCCTCCCAAACGCTGTCGGCTTCTATCAGGGGATAGTCGTCAACTTCGGGGTTGAAATAATAAAGCTGTCCTTTGTATTTGTCCCAGCCGCCTGCATCGACAACCTGTTGTTTGATCACCTCCGGATCCGGGTTAAACCGGTCGAGGAAAATGATCTTGCTTCGCATGATGTTTTTCCAGGTTTTGCGGCCCCAGTCGGAGTACAAGGCATACTTACCGGCAGTATCCGGGGTATCAGTATCGCCAAGGCGGATATCCTCAAAGCGGACATAATTGACTGACGATACTTTATAGTTAGCGTTGTAATTGACATGGATGCCGAACCCGGTAAACAGCGCCTTATCGGCAGCAATGGCCTTGAGTAATTTGGCTAATGTAAGTCCCCGGTTGTTGACGACCTGTTTACCCAGATCAGGCTCTTCGAAACCATTACCCCCGATAAATTTGGTCCGCTTATTCCAGCAGTCCTTTGCGGTAGGCGAAGCACCAACCAGTTCGAGCATACGCTGCGGATAAGCATTATCCAAATCGTAATTGAGTATGCCGAAGGTTTGGTTGGGCCGCACCAGGATGCGCCGTTCTATTTGTGGCAGATAGGTTTTCATTTTTTATTGTGATTACACTGATTTTGGTGTGATTACACTGATTTTTTGTCGATGGTCCATAGTCGATAGTCCATGGCTGTTTTGGGAAACCATGGACTATGGTCTATCGACTATGGACTTTTTATCCAACCAATGCTTCAATTGCCGCTAACGTACTGGCAAAATTTGCCGGACCGCTGGTTGGGGCGATGGAGACTGCACGTGGGGGATAAGGTTCGCGGAGTTTATCGGGGTTAGTTAGTTTGAGCTTGTAACCGCCGTCGATGTTTTCGTCGACTGCGCTGCGTTCCGCGTCGGTCAGGATCAGGCCGTTTACTGCGCCGAACAGTTCGATGGCGGAATCGCTGGAGTTGTAATTGTTGATCGCTATAGCTCTTACACGACCATAACCCATCGCCATCAATTGGGCTTTGATTTCGACTGAGAAACCGGCTATATTAAAGTCGATCTCTTCCGTATACCGTGGCCCTACCTGGGTTTTAGCCAGTTTAGACATGGTATTGAAGCTGTTGTTGGTGCCTTCGAACTTGTAAATTTTGGCGTTGGATACAGCGGTGAGGCCGGTGACTATAAGCGGATTGGTGGTATCATAAGTGAG